CGAGTTGCGACTGGAGAGCCCCGACCCTGCCTTCTGTCACCTTCAGGCGCTGGTCGAACTTGCCGACGGCACCGTTGATGGTCTCCAGCGTCGAGCGCACCATGGGAGGCACGCCTTCCCACTCGTCTTTCGCTGGCGCGGCAGGCGCCGGAGTCGGCTCTGCTGCCTTGGCGGGCTGTGCCGGTTTCTCGGCGTCAGGCGCGGCCAGGGAGAGCGAGGGCGATACCTTGTCGAACCCTGCTCCGAAACTTGCTTCGTTCGCTGCTTCAGTCGCTACTGCTTCTGTGGTCACTGGTGGCGTTCTCCAAATGAAAAGGCCCCGGGAAGGGGCCTTTGAGTGATGCGTTGGGAATTACTCAGTCCTTGAACAACTCGTCCTCGGACGGCGTGGGCGGCTTGTCGATGCCGAGGGCGAGCAATTCCTTCACCTCGGCAATGCGGCCGCGCAAAGATAGCGTTTCGTCATGCGACCGCGGCTTGTCGTTGCGCTCGCGAAGTTGGGCGAGTCTTTTTTCGTAATGGTCTTGCAGGCGTTTCCAAGTGGCGTTGTTGCGGTCGCCTTCGGTGAGAACTGGTTCGGTCATGCTGGCTCGTAAGTCGCGTCGAAGATGTCAGATTTGCAGGGATAGCGCTCGCCCTGGATTCCAGTGATGATCCAGTCGCCAGGGCAGACGTTGTGGCCGTCTTCAAGCGTGTCGATCCAGCCGTGATCGTGCATGGAACGACCGCATTTCGAGCATTTTTCCATTCCGCCATACGTTGGACTTCTGAAATAACGAACCACTGATCCTTCACGCGGTTCCGTCGGCGTCTTGCCTGTGTCCTCAAATTTCCTGAAAACATCGTCTTGCGGGTGATCCCCGTTTTTGAACCACTGCGTTGCTTCAATCACTATCGCCTTCTTGATGAATTTCATGTCGTATCTTTATTTTCCTGGTGTCGGGTAGATGTTGTTGAAGCCGCGCTGCGTGCTGCCTGTCCCTTGCGGGTGCAGGGTGTCGAACAGGTTGAAGTCCTTGATGCCCTGCATAGCGCGGTTGATGAGGCCAGGCGCTTTGGATTCCTCCGGGTGCTCGTGGCCGTATTCCTCGCTTCTGGCCTTCGCCGCGGTCACGGCTTCATCCAGACTGTCGTAGGGCCGCTCTCCTGGGAGGTCCTGACCAGCCTTCGGCGTGTTGCGGCCGTAGACGTTGTAGAACTTCCCGTCGCGCTCGACGGTCTCCGATTGTTCGTGGCTCATGCCTGAAACGCTTTCCCTGGCGCCGCGCGCCCCGGCGGCTCGACAGGAGGATTGATGACGGGCGGCGGATTGTGGTGCTTGTGAAGTTCGATGGCGTTGTCGTTGGCTGAAAGCTGCTGCTGCGTGCGCAACTTCATCGCGAGTCCGGCAAGGTCTGCCTTGATTTCCTCGATGGTCTGTTCGCTGGCGCCGGTCAATTTCATGTACTCGATGTGTTCGTCCATGGACTTCAGAAGCGCCTCGACCTGATGGCCGCGCTCGTTCTGCTGGGCTTCGAACTGCTGTTCCTTGGTGAGGCGCGCGTCTGCCGCCTGCGCTTTGATCTGCTCGACCTGAATGCGCGGATCGGCTGGTTTCTGGCTCAGACGCTCGACGATCTGCTTCCACTGGTCGTCGTCGAACTCCCAGTCGGCAGGATTGAAGCGCATGGCCTTGATCCACTGATTCATCGCCTTCTTCGGGTCGATGCCGTAGACAGGGTTTCCTGCAATCTTGAGCATTTCCGGTATGTGCTGGGTCTGCAGGTCGCGCTCGACAAGGGCAGTTGATCCTCGCGCGTCGATCGAGAAGTCTCCCTTCTGGCTGTCCTTGCCGTACTGGAGAATCCAGGTGTAGTAGCGCCTGATGTGCGGCTTGGTGATGTAGTCATCGAACGTGCGGGCGAGTCTGCGAAGCACGGCAGAGGCGTTGTTGAAGAGCATCGTCATGCCGCCGACGGTGTCGGGCGCCGTTCCCTGCTGGCCTTGGAGAAGCATCGGAAGTCCGGTCGCGTCCTCCATGAGCTTCATTCCGTACTGGACGATCTCGAGGAGTTCCTTCTGGCGGCTCGGGATGTCGAAGAACGTCATGGCCTTCCGGACGTCGTCGTTGTCCGCGTCTTCGGTGAAGCGCCAAATCTTCCTGGGCGTCAACGTCATCGTGCCATCGGCGGCCTCGATCTGGGTTCCCATGACGATCTGCACGCCAGCCGAAAGGCCGGCGTTGTCCATCATGTTCCGTACCGCGGCCGTGGTAATGCGTTGCGGCGTGCGTCCATGACGGCCGACACCGTTACCCCACGGCATCCCCTGTTTGCGCTGCCACGGCATGACGTCGTAGGGGAATTCGCCTGAGTCCAGCGGATTCATGACCGCCTTGACGACGCGGTCGTTTATCATCGTGATGATGGCCGGAATGCTGTCGCCCTGGTCTTCGCACTTGCAGCCGGCCACGTCCATCTGCGCCTGATTCAGGGTGCCGTACCGATACCAGACCTCGAAGCGCTTGTCTTCGGGCTGCTCGTCCTTCTTCTTCGTCTCGGCGATGGCTTTCTGCGGACCCTCCTCCAAGCACTTCTGGAGTTCGTCCTTGAGATAGCCAAGACCGTCGCGCAAGTCCTCGACCTGTTTGCGGGTCAGGTAGTCGCGCTCCCAGAAGAAGGAACCGTTGTGGATGTTCTCGCCGCACGATGGATCGGGGAAACAATTCCAGGGGTCGACGCGATTCGACGCCGGCTTGATCTCCTCCTTCACGATCAGCGTCGTGATGGCGGTTTGGGCGGCGTTGAAGAGCGACTTGATGCCACCGATGATCTTCTGCAGGACGTTCTGCTGGTCGGGTTGCTGGCCCTGCGCCTCGCCGAGCGCGATGATGCGGCGCTTGACCGGGACCGGACCCTTGAGGACGCCAGTCCCGATGCGGGCGGCGTCCTCGATGACCTTCCTGACCTCTGCTGTCCACTGGCCTTCGACGTGCCAGTCTTCGATCTGATCCTGAGCGGCCTCGGCCTTCTGCGTGGCCTCGGCGATCATCTTCTGGGCCTGCTGTTGCAGCTGGAGCGGGTCGGCACCCATGGCGGCTGCCTGCTGCTGTAGGCCTTCTGGCATGTTGCCTTCGGCCACGTCCACGAGATCCGGGATTGGCGTGGGCTTGATGCCCCACGAGCGGTCGTCGTTCGGCAGTAGCATGTCGGAGATACGCGCCGAAGCCGCGTCGACGTAGGGCCTGGTGATGTTCGGGAAGACCTTGCTGCGCGCCGTCTGGATCGTCGGAGGCGTCGACTGACCGGGCGGCTTGGTGCCCCAAGTGGCGCGGGCTTCATCCCGGTTGACGTCGTCGATACCCTGATAGAACTCCTCGTCCTCCTGCCACTGAGTCTCTATGCCTGTCTGAGAGCGCCAGTTGATCGCTTCCTTGCGTTCCCCGGATAGGGCTTCGGCAATCGCGTGCAGATCCGGGTCGTCAGCGCTCGTTGGCGCCGGGGCGAAGTCGTCGGAGCGCGCCACTGGCTACTGCCGCATCGTGTTGACGCGGCGAATCACGGCGGAAACCGTGATGTCGGTCACGACCCCAGCTGTGTTTCCCAAGTTCGGCCGCACAAGGGCGACGGCCTCTTCGGACTGTTCAAGGGCCGCAGAGGTTTTGCTGATCGAAGTTCCTTGCGGGTCCGTAAGAGGCTGAAAGTTTCCTCCGCCATCATTCGATCCCTCGATGACGCATGTGGCGTTGTTGAAGGTGCCGTTGATGTGGAAACTGCGGTCCGCGTACTCGGCGAAGGCAATCGAGGCACCGACATTGTTCGTGCTGTTCAGGCCATTCCAGACGACCTTCAGAACGGATTTGTCGCCGTTGATCGAGAGGTCCGTGATTGTCGTTGGGACGGTTGCCATGGTGTTGCTCCTATCTGCGCCCGCGTCTGCGAGCTCTGGTGATGTAATCGCCTGTCGATGCGTTCACAGGCGGCGGGACGAAACTTCCTGCCGGAATGCCGCTGTAGTTCAAGGCGGTGTGCTGCTGGTCGCCCTGGCTGATCGTGCCGTCCGGCATCGGCGGAAAGACGAAGGACGGCTTCATCAGTTGCACAGACGATGCGCGCTTCGAGCGTGTGTCAAGCGGCATTACGGCCCGCTCACGATGTTGCCGCGCGTGTAGGTCGTATTGTCGTCCGACACCGTGGCCTTGTGATCCACGGTCGAGGCGTCGGCATTGAAGACGGACAGCGTGTTGTTGGTCTGCGTGACCTTGCTGATCGCGAACTTGTAGAGGTAGCTGATCTTGCTGGCGAGATCGGGACCGGCCGGCGGCGTACCCTGCGCAGGCGACGCATAGGTGTCGGTAGCGAGAGCGGCGACGACTTGAGTCTTGACCTGTGCCGGCGTGGCCCGGGTGCTGACGGCGGCATCCACCAACTGCGCGTTAAGGTTGATGACAGAGGCGACTGTGCCGCCCAAGTTGCCGGTCACGTTTCCGACGTTTCCTGTTACAGAACCGACACTTCCGGCGAGATTGCCGCCGATATTGCCGGTTACGTTGCCGATGTTGCCGGTGACACTGGCGACCGATCCGGCGACGTTGCCTCCGATGTTGCCGGTCACATTGCCCACGTTCTGATTCACGGCGCGAATGTCGACATCGTTGAAGACGACGCGCCCGCTGATCGCGTTCGAGTTGTAGGCGCGTTCCGTGATGGCGTTGGAGTTGAACACGGTTGCCGTGATCGAGTTGGCCGCAAGGGTGCCTACGGTCACATTGCCGTTGACATTGCGAATGTCTACGTCGTTTGCCACCGCTCTTCCGGTGAGCGCGTTCGAGTTGAACGACGCCGCGAAGATCCCATTGTTCGCCACGAACTGCGTGTTTACGTTGGCGACCACCGAGCCGACTGAGTTGAGGACGGTGTTCACCACGACGTTACCGTTCAGGCGGTCGATGATCGACTGCACGTTCAGGTTGATGTTCGAGCTACCCGCGTTGTCCGCCGTCTCCTTGACCACGGAGCCAGCAACAGCATTCGCGTAGGTAACACCAGAGTTCAGGTTGAAGAACTGCTTCGCAACATTGGCGGTGATCGACCCCAGACTGCCGGAGACATTGCCGCTCACGTCTCCACTGACAGACCCGACGCTATTGACCACCGTATTGACGACCACGTTGCTGTTGAGGCGAGCGATGATCGAGTCAACGGTAAGCGAACTGCCGCCTGCGTTGTCTGCTATCTCTTTAACGACCGAGCCGGCGACAGACGATGCGTAGTTCGTGGTGCTGTTGACGTTGAAGAACTGCTTCAGCGAGTTCACGGTCATGCTGCCGACTGTCACGTTGTTGGTGACAGAGCCCACGCTGCCTGCGAGGCTGCCTCCTACATTGCCGGTGACGTTCCCCACGTTGCCGACCACGCTATTCACGACGACGTTGCTGTTCAGCCTGTTGATGACGGCGTCCGCGGTCAGCAGATCGTCCGCGAATATCTTGTAGGAGGCGTTGTTGCTCGGCGTCGTCGTCCAGGTATCGACGGCCGCCGTGTTGTTGGCATTGTTGTAGGACAGGATGACGCGCGACTGGCCGGCCCCGTTGCCGCTGGTCAGCACGATCCTCGAGCCTACGATCTCGTTGGCGCCAAACGGAGCGCCAGAGCGAATCTTCAAGCTGGCTGCAGTCGAGTTCTGGGCGACGCCCTGATCCGAAATGGCGAGCGGGAAGAAAGATCCAGCCGTCGCATCGAAAGTAGTTTCCTTGATGGCGTTGGTCGCGATCGTCCCGACAGTGACGTTCCCGTTGACGTTCCTGATGTCGACATCGTTCGCCACTACCCTGCCGTTGATGGCATTGGCGTTGAAGCCCGCGTTGGTGATGGCGTTCGCCACGACCGATACGAGAGACGCACCGTACTGAGCGACATTCGCGTTGTGGACGCTGTTGTTCACGTTCTTGATGTTCACATCGAGGACGCCGGCCGTAGCGGGTCCCGAGACAGCAGCCCCCACGATCTGTCGAAGATCGGCGGCGAGGTTCGAGTTCGCTGTGACGTTGTTGACGTTCTTGATGTTGGCGTCGATGACCCCGTTCTGCGCTGGCGCCGCTACCGATGTTCCAACGATCTGCCGAAGGTCCGCCGGCACATTGTTCGCCGTGACGTCTCCTGCCAGGAAAGCCGAGGCATTCCCGTAGGTCAGAATCCTCACCCACTGATCCTCGACGGCCGTGTTGTTCCTGACCATCACGATGACTTCCTTGGCGGTCAGTTCGGCCGCGCTCAAGGTGATGTTCCACGTCGTGCCGGTGACGATGTTCAGGCTGTTCGCGGGGTTGGCCTGGGCTCCGCCGTCCTTGCTGATGTTCACGTCTCCGTTGGCCGGCGTGTAGTCGGCCTTGATTGCCAGGTCTACGGAGTTGCGCTTAACCAGCGGAAACCGGATGACCGCCGAGGAGTTGTAGAGTGCGAGGTAGTCGGACATTGCTCACCTCGCTCCCAGTCTGATTCCGCGGAAACCGCCGCGCACGTACGCATGCTCAAGCTGCGTATACTTGATTGTTGTCGTGCCTCCGCCTCCCGAGGCAACAGTAATGCTCAGAATGTCCCGGTCTATGAAACCGCCGCCGGCTTCGGGCTCGACGAAGGCATTCGGCACGACGATCAAGTCTGATACGACTTTGATCGTCATGCGCTACCTCTGCTTGACGAGGCCGTGTGCGGTAACGCTGACCGTTTGAAATGTCCAGTTGCCGTTCACGTTTGCATTCGCCGATAGCCCGATGATCGAGCCGCTGGGCGTCGTGTCGAAGGTCGCTGAGTTGTTCTGCACGATCTGTGGCGTGGAAACGCTGGCGAAGCCGGTTGCAGAGAGTTTGTGCGTCATTTCCAGCACAGACTGAAGCTGACCGCTTGCTCCGACCGCGCGCACGATGGCCTCGAGGTCTATCCAGGCGGTGTCTGCAGCCGCTGTCTGAGTGTTCATCGTGTGAATGCAGCGCGCTGTGTCTGAGGTATTGCCGTTTGTTCCGAACCGTATATTGAAAGTCGGGACGTTGGCTCCCGCGGCGGTCTTTGTCGCCGAGAGACGCCACCTGATAACTGAGCCGGCTTGGATCAGGTTGCTCACGTTCAGAGCGGAACCTGTCAGGTACGTGTCAGCGGCATTCGCGCTGACATCGGCCGTGTTGGCGTTGGCGTCTATAACCGAACTTGAAGTGTTGGTAATGACGAAAAAGCCGACGTTCTCGATGTACTCAAGCGTATCACCTGGAGTGAGAGTCGCTTTGTGCAGCGAGGATAAAACGCTGTTTGAGTTCAGGACGACTTCGACATCGCAGGACAGCGTCGCGTCCTTGTTTCGCCACCACGCCTTTTTTACGGAGCGCGTATTGCTCGCGCTAGGCGCTGCCAGACAGGTAGCAGATGCAGTGGTGTTGAAGGCGTGGCCCTCGACGTCGCCCACGTTGACGGCATTCCCGCTGGCTTGCACGTACTCAATAAAATGGACAGAGCTGTCGATAGCCGCATTGCTTCCGCGGCTGCACGCCAGCGTAGTTGTCGTATTATTGAGATACACGGAATGATCCTTTCATGCTCTGGCGATGCCTCGAAATGGGAGCTTTGGGAAAAGTGAAAAATCGTTTATCTTGCCAGCAGCGGTGGCAGCGAGGTCGCCGCCCTCGAAACTGTTCGCAGTGCCGGGTCCACCATTTGGAGTGCACCACATCCCGGCATCACCGCTCGCAATGTCCGAGTCAGTGACAGGCCCTATGATCGTCGTGCCGTTCTTTGTCGCGCTGATCGAGGTGCCGCTGCAGATGAGTCTCAGCTTATCGCCTGTCGCTACGGCTGGACCGTCGCTTCCGAGTTGCGTGAAGGCGCCTGCGACTACCTTGTAGATGCGCGTCTCGTGCGTGTTGCCCTGCACAAGGTAGTGCGTCTTCGCGCCGCTTGCGATGCGGCAAGCGCCACCCACACCTTCGTCGGTCGTGGTCGAGACGACCGAGCCGACGATGACCTCGGCGTACTGATCGTTCGGCCAAGCCCCGCCACCGGTCAGGGCTCCTGTGTACCTGGCACCCCCTCCGGTAAAGACACCAGTGCTGTTCCTCGCCTCATTCGTGCTGATGAGGGGCGCGTCCTCGTCCGTGGTCGTCGTCCAGTTCGCACCCAGGCCTCCATCGGCCCGGTTGAAGTCGTCTGTGGCAAGGATCGTCATAGCTCGTTAGCCAGGAAGTCTTTCCACGTCAGTTTGTTCTGGTTTCCCGCGCTGCCAGTCTCGTTCCAGAATCCGACACCAGGTTTCCCGGTGCTGTACTTGGTCGTGTCGCCTGCCGTGTCGTAGGTGAAGAGCGTGGTGAGTGCACCAGCGCCGGCCTTGTACTTGCAGGTAATCAGGGTGCCGACGATGCTGCCGTAGACCTGGTCGCCATCGTTGAAGGCGACTTCGAGAGGCGGATGCGCCCTGAGCACCAAGAAGGTGTTGGGGTTCGCCACCGTCATGTCCCACCTGACGAGGCTGATTCCGCCACCGCTCAGGACGCAATCGAGCTCGTAGGTGAAGATGTGGGCGGTAGTGATGTCCGCCCTGAGCAGGATCTCCGTCTCCAGCCCGTTCGGCGCCGAGACGTTGCCAAGGGTGCAAAGCACCTCTTGGTCTGGCCCGAAGGTCTGTGAAAGCGCAGCGCAGGAGTCGGTGAAGTTGGTGCCGTCGAACGACACCATCGTCCCGAAGCCACCGGTAGACTTCTGGCAGGCGGTCTTGGTGCCGGCGCCAGCCGACATGATCGTGCCCTCGGTCCACGCACCGGACTCGCTGAGGGGGTTCTCGGTGCCAGTGAAGGACGTCGAGAACGACGCCTTGCCTGCTGCTGCCGCTACAGAGGGTCCTCGATGCCGTGCTGCTGCGGCAATGAGGACAGACATGCCCTCACGACAGCATCGAGGCGATCTTCGCCTGTGCCGCGGCGATCTTGTCGGTGATGTCCTTCAGGGTCTCCCTGCTGGCCTCGAGTTCGGCGTTGGCTTGGTCGGCCGCTTTCCTGGCGTCGGCCGCGGCTTGCACGGCGTCCTGTGCCGCTGCCTGCGCGGCTGCCTTGATCTTGTCGGCGTGGTCGGTGGCGTCGGACAGCAGGTTCTTCGCCTGCGCGGCCGCGGCAGCGATGAGTGCGTCGATCTGCGTGTGGGTGTCGTCGAGCGCCTTGGCCGCGGCTTGAGCGGTCTGGACGAGCGCGGCTTGGTTGGCCTCGTCCAATGCCTGTGCCTGTTCCATCAGCTGCGCCACCCTGCCCTTGGCGGAGTCGGCTTGCTGGTTGATGACGTTCAGCCGGTCCTGCGCCTCCCGCTGTTCGTTCTCGATGGAGTCCAAGCCCTCGAGCGCGCCGGCCGCGAACTGGAGGTCTTCCAAGACCTTGATGTGCCGCTTCAACGAGTCGGCTGCGTCTCTGAGTCTGCTCATTCACTTCTCCTTTTACATTCCCATGTCGGGGTCGAGTGGTAGGTCTACGGGGATCGTCTTGAACTTCCTCTTGGCCGACGGCCACTTGAGGGGAAGGTCCGGCTCGGCGATGCGCGCCAGTGCGTCGAGCATGTCGTCGTGCACCGGGACCGGGAAGGCCTTGTATTCGGTCTCGATGAACTCGTGGATCATGTCCTTCGTCTCTCCATCCGCCGTCTTGATGTGGAAGCTCCTAGGCAGGATGACGCGATGGTTCTCGAAGAGCGGGATCAGGCGCTTGATGCGGTCTTCCTTGCGCGTCTGGCCGCCGACTGGCGTGATCTTGAAGCGATACTTGACCCTGTCCTGCTCGGCCTCGACGTGCTCGATGTCGGCCTGCATGCCGTAACTCTCGTATCTGACCTCGATCGGCTTCCACTTTCGGTGGAGTTCGAACAGGCGGTCGGTGCGTTCGGTCAGGTTCAGGCGATCGCGGTAGACGGCCAGCCCGTAGTAGTTCTGGTCCGGACCCAGGCCGATGACCCAGTCAACGGTGTAGTCGGCGCTCTCCTTCTTCGAACTCGCCGGGTCTCGGATGAGGTAGATGTTCAGGCCGGCGCCATCATCCGGCGTCCAGCGTTCGAGCCATTCCTCTTGGAAGCCCTGCGTCGAGTCAGCCTTCGGATTCAGGAGCATCTGGCAACCGAAGATGTAGATGCCCATGTCGCGGCGCTTCTTCGCCAGGGATTCTCGGGACAACAGCACCGGGTCGCCGTTCTCCTTCCCGTCCTTCGTGGCCGGGTGCGTACGCACGTTGGCAGTGCCGGCGTCGAGCAGCGTACGGTAGCTGTCGTTGAAGTGATACCTGGTTCCGATGAAGCGTCTGACGCCTTTCTCGACGCCCAGCGAGTACGACAGCCGTAGCTTGTCGGTCGTCTTCTCCATCATGTCGGGCGTGTTCACGCTCGACTCGGTGACGACGTCGTCGTAGATGAGGTGGGTGAAGTGCTTGCCGGTGGGCATGCCGTCGATCAGGCCCCAAGCCTCGACCGTTGCCTCCTTGGGGTTCGTCGACCGCATGACCGTGATGCCCTCGTCCTCGCTCCACTTGGGCGCCTCTTTCTTCGGGTCGGACCACAGCACGTCCATGTAGATCGACTTCAGGCGCTCGTTGGTCTCGAGTTCGTTCTTGATCTGGCGCAGGAACGCTTTGGCTCCTGGTCGGTTGTGGCTGAAGATCCCGACGGTGACGTTCGGGTCGCGTAGGATGTCCTGGATCGTCAGCCCGAAGGTGATGATCGTCGACTTGTAGTGCTCGCGTGCCCAGAGGTCGAGGTGGCTGTCTGGACTCGACTCGACCTCGCGGCAGCGCGCGTACAGCCAGTCGGTGTTGATGTCTCTGCGATTCAGGAGCGCGTAGAGCAGGTAGAACAGGTCATTCCGGCCCAGCTGCCCGATGAGCCAGTAATCACCGAATTTGGCGAGCTTGCCGCCCTCTTCAAGGCTACGGTAAGCCTCGAGGGCCTGCAGCCTCGACGCCTTGTCCAGATAGGACAACAGGGCTTGCAGGCACGGCCAGTTGTACCGCTCTTCGTCCTTCACCTCGTCGGCCTGTGATCCTCGAACGGCGGGAAGTAGTCAGGCCTCTCACCTTCCTGCCACACCCGTTTGACCGTGACATCGGCGCTGCCCTTGTCGTCCACCGGCTGCTTCTTGGGGTGAACGTAGGGCGCCGCGGCGACGGCGGCCTCGAAGCGCAGGCTGTAGGCAGCGATCAGGACAGCAGGCTCGGCGTCCTTCGGGAGCTCCATCCGCATGACCGACAGCATGTATTCGAGCGGCGTCTGGCCGGCCGAGAGTGCCTGGTCGGTCAGAGTCTTCAGGGCGGCCGCGCGCTTGCTTACCGAGCCCTTCTTCCGTCCGGCTCCCTCGCGCTTCCCGCCTCGGCTCATTTGATTACTTTGATTGGTTATTCATTGCCCGAATATCTGGTCGGCCATGCGCTTGGCGGTCGCCTGGTCCTTGCCCTTCTTCAACTGCTCGGCGATGAAGGCGGCCTTACTCGTTCCCGGGCCCTTCGGACCCGTCGTGACGCCCTGGTACGACCGATTGATGGCATCGCTCGAGGCGTTGATGTTGTCGAGGGTGTTCTGGTCGAGCTCGTCGGCGTCGACGGAGGCTCCCACAGCTTCCCTATAGGCCTTCTTCTGGGCCATGCCCATGGGGTCAGAGGATGGCCCGACAAGAACGCGACCAAGTGTGCTATCACGAAGCGTGCCTACGATCTTCTTCCTCTCCTTAATCTTCTGTTCAATATCAGTCCGCGCAGCCTCAGCCTCACTCAATGGGTCCATCTTGGAATCAATGAGACCCATTAGCGCGGGGGCAGCACGAGGATCAGGAGGAAGGCGAGCGCCACGCCAATCGCCATGTACTGCGAGAGGGTCACTTGCGCGTCCAAGTCAGGTGCATCGGGCCGAGCGCAAGCACGATGAGACCGTCCTCGCCGTCGTAGCCAAAGCCCAGCATCCAGATTGCATGGTCGACGCTGACCTCGAACTTCCACTTTGCGGACATTCAGTAACCCTTCTTCGGATGGAGGAACTTGCCGAGGTTCTTGTGGCGGTTCGGGTGGCTGGTTTCGCCGAGGACACGGTTCGCTTTGGCGTCGATCTCGGCCTTCTGGCTTGGCGTGATGTTGCCCTTGGCCTCCTGCTGGGTAGCGCGCCCCTTCGCGACCTCCGCATGGCCTGGGTCCGGCATCGGGTACTTGCGCTCGCCTGGCAGTCCGAACTGCGACGTCGGGACGGCGTCCCGCATGTTCTTGGTCAAGATCCCCATGTCAGTACCCTCCTGGCATCGGCCCCTTCATCGGGCCGGCGGGTTGGGCCTTGTGGAAGCCCTGGCGGAAACTGCCCTCGGCTTGCGGGGGCGTTTGCTCGCCTGTCTCGTTGTCGGGTCCGGCCTCGCCTTGCTCTTCGCCGCCCTCGAGCAGCTGCTTGGCCGCGGCGAGGGCTTGGTCGACGCCTTCCACCGGCTGTAGGCCTTGCTTGAACTGTGGCGGCAGTTCTCCCGGGTAGGTGCCGACCGAGACTTGGCCTTGGTCGTCTACCTCGATCAGCACACATGTCTTCATTGGGGATTCTCCAAAAGGAAAGGGCCCCGAAGGGCCCTTTGGTTTCACTTCTTGATCGGCTCGGGCGGTGGCATCTGCCCGGTCTTGATGAGGAACAGTTCCCACGCGGCTGGCGGCATGGGACGCCATGACGGCAGAACCTTGGACGTCTCCCAGTTCTCCCAAGCCCGCGTGCTGACATAGATCAGACGTGCGGCCTCTGCGATCGTCAGGCCTGCTGCCTTGCGGGCCCTCTCGACTGCGATGTTGAGAGGGCTCTTGCCATGGGCTGCGCTGCGGTTCGGATGGGTGCTCATGCGCGCTCCTGCCAGACAAGTTTGCCACGCTTGTCTGTAACGTAGCGTCCGACGCGGCCATTGACCTCGAGCCAAGCCGTGTTGGGGCTGTTCTCGCTGAGAGCGAGACCGTTGCCGGCGAGCGGCCCATCGTCGCAGCGGCGCACGTTGAATATCAACGAGAGGGTGCGCGAGGCGAAGCGTTGAAGGTTCATGCCGCCTCCTTCGACGGCAGGAAGCGGCGCTCAAGATCCTGCCACTCAGGCGAGGCGAGGAACTGCCTGACCTCTTCGGTCGGCGACAGCCGTTGCTCGGCCTTTGCGCCCTTCGGCAACTTCACGTCGTAACCCGCGAGGCGCAACAGCATCGGCAGCGGGATCCACTTGTCGGACTTCTCGTGGAGCCCGACTAGGTGAAACGACAGAGACTCGGGAGTCGCTGTGGCCGCATTCGCCGGGATGAGAGTAACCTCGACCTCGCGTCCGTCGACCGTCAGCGTAGTTCTGCGGGTGACAACGTCGTTGAGAGGAGTGGTCATGCGGCCTCCAGCGATGGAGCCGTGAGTGCGTTCTTGATTTCGGCGCGCTTCGGGAAAGCCATGTCGTACTGCAGGAAATCGTAGCGTTGCATGACGATTTTCTTCAGGGATTCCAAACCCGCTGGCGCCTCGTTCTTTTCGAGTTTGAACGTCCCGCAGATATGGCGGTCGTGATCGTAGAAACGTACAACGCCTCCGCGTGTCGTGTGCGACGCCGTGATGCGTTGGCCTGCGCGGCTGTACTGCCTTCCGGTATTCCATGCTGTGTACATTTACTGCTCCAGCCCCTGTTGCCCCGAGGCGCGGGCGCGGTGGAAGCCGCACCCGTATTGTCCCACTCAATGAGTGGACGGTCAAGCAATTTATTGCAAGGTTCGGCAGGCCCTTTCAAGGGCTTCGCAGACGGCCTCGACGTCCGTCTCGGTCAGGTGTAGATGGTATGGCAACCCCAGCAGATGTTCGGCCAGGTCGTCTGTTACAGGGAGATTCACTGGGTTTGCACGCCGCGCCTTGCGGTTGCCAGGCTTCTCGAACATCGGATGTCGGTGCATCGGCGGACAGTACCAGCGCCGCGTCTCCACGCAAGATATTGCCATGCGGTCGGCGACCGTCTGGGCCGGAATCGGTGTCTTCACAGGCAGGAGCGAGTAGACCCCACGCGGGCGCTTCTGCTTGACCACGCACGCCGGCAGCAGCCGGTCGTACCAGTCGAATAGGCGCAGCCACGGCTCGCGGTCCCAGGCGTCGAGGGCTGCGAGCGCGAAGGCTGCAGTGGTCTCGGACATCTTGCCGTTCGTGCCTGGCCCGCGGCTCTGGCCGTCGGCGATGCCGAAATTGGACATGCGCTGCAGCTGCTCGGCTTCCCACTCGGACCACGTCACGATATAGCCCCCTTCTCCGCATCCAAGGGGCTTGGTTGCGTGGAGGCTGAACACAGCGGTCATGCCGGCGCGGATGAGCGGAACGGACTGCTCGCCGAAGGCCCCCGCGGCGTCGACCACGGGCCCGTAGGTAGGAACGCCGAAGCCTGAGACGCCAGCGCCGACCCATGTGTCAGGGTCGACGTCGATCGGCTTGATTTCCAGGCCGGAGCGGTTCGCGGCGAGCCACGTCGCCGGGAATGTCAGGGACGGGAGCTCGATCGCGCGAGCGCCTTGCATCATCTTGAGAGTGTAGGCGAGTTCGAGGCCGATCGTGGCACTCGCGCACGTCACCACGTAGGCGCCTGCGTACTTCTCGGATAGCCTGCCCTCAAGTTCCTGAACGAGCGGCCC